GATCCATCGGCCAATCTTTGTGTACCGGCTGTATTGGTTGCTGTTGGTGTATACGTGTTTATATCTTCTTGATCCGAGAATCTTACGAACATATCATCTTGTGTTGTTGGTGTTCCAATAGTTGTTTCTGTTCCAAAAAATACTAAGTGTCTATCAGGTGTAGATACAACCATGTGTCTTGATGCAGTTGGTGCACCTGATATAATAGTTGCTCTTGTGTCTGTTGCATTTGATAAACCAGAGTCCCACTCAAAAACTGCACTGTCATGTATTAAACAAATAGCTTTGTCACCAAAATTATCTAGTGACCACATACCCGGGTCTAAAGCTAAACCTTCTTGTGTTTGTTCATTCCACGCACTGTAGTCTGTACCATTTGTAACAGTGGCACCATCACTGTGAGATGCAGCAGAGGTTCCTCTAGCACCTCGTGTTACACCTGTTAAGGTGTTGCCACTTATACCTGTGTATTGTATCATTTCGGTTCCAATTAATACAAAACTAGTTCCCGTAGAGGGAAACTGCACAGCACTTGTTAAAACTATGGTTGTTGTGCTTGCATCTATAGCTCCATTTAAAGTAGTTGTAACAGCTGCAGTATCTTCACCGCCATACGTACCTAAACCCCAACCATAACCTTTTTCTTGAACCGGTGTACCTACTGGATAGTAATGTTGAACTCTAATACCACCCGATGTTGTTGCACCAGATCCTGTTTCGTTAGATGGCATCGTAATTGTTAAAGTTGTTCCTGTTGGAACAGAAGTTACCATAAATTTTTTATCGTTAAAATCAGAAGCTCCAAAGTTAGAATCTGTTATAGTTGTAAAGTTGTCTAATAAAATTATATCGTTAGGGGATATACCATGAGCTGTAGAAAAAGTTATTGTTACTGTTGGTGATCCGTTGGTCGTGCTAAATGCACTGGTAAGCGTTGTCGTTGTTTTAATAGGGTGTATATCATAAAATACGTTACCAGAGAAAGCATACAGTATTCTGTTAGTCCCAATAATCGCATATCTTCTTCCTTCAGTATTTACAAAATGATGTAGACCTCTACCAGCACCTGTTAATTCATTAGCATTTATTGACCCTAATTGATTCCAGCCACCTATTTTTTCGGGTATACCATATCTAAATCTAACATTATCACAATCGGTCCATTGTCCCTCTGCTCCAGTTTCTGTGATTTGTTTATTAATTCCAGGTTGAAACCCTATTTTTTGTAGCATAATAACCCATTATATACTATAATTTACTCCAATCCAACTTTAAAGGAGCGCCTAAAAAAGGCCTTCGATCAAACATATACTTGTCTCCATAAGGTCCGTCAAGATCATTATAATGTAAAAAAGCTTGGCAACACTCTTCTCCTTTAAAAGGGGTTCTCCAATGAACTATTTCCATACCACGATAAACTGCTAGGTCACCTTTTTTTAAAAGTATCTTAACTTTCTTTTTTTTATTACGAACATCTTGAACATATATCTCCCAAGGATCACCGCCTAAAGCTACCGTAACAGAAATTTCACAAGCTTTTCTATCTATGTGTTTACGAAGATCATTTCCTGTTTTGTACACTCTACCGTAAGAATATGTCGGCACTAACCTAAGTTTAGTTGCTTTTTCTATTATAGGCCTTGTTTTATCTAAAAACATATCTAACCCAATAGAGCCATACAAAGCGTACGTATCAACTTGTGGGTCTTTCTGCACTCCTAAATTATTTAAATTACCAAAAAATTTTTTGTCGCTTTTTACATACTGAAAATATTGTTTTTTAAACAATAAATAATTATATAAAAATTCACACATTTCTGAAGAAACAGCTTTTCTAACAATAATATATTTATTTTTTTTAAACGTCATATATATGTTTTTTTAAAAATTTATATAAACTAAGTTCATCTTTAACAATAACATCCCATTCTATTTTTCTGTTAGTTAAATGATCTGATATACCTTTCCAAGTTTTTTTCCATTTGTCCATATCATTATCTAAATTACCTTTAACTAATGAAACAATATTTGTAGGAGCCCAATTCATTCCAGCAGCAATTGAATGTATTCCCCCTGGCAAATGAGTAAAACGATAATTAACATTTTTATCTACTGCATAGTTTAAAAATCCTGCATGGCCTTCATACAATAAATTAATTACTTTATCTGACCATTGTTTGTTAAAATTTGCTTTCCAATAATTTGTATCTTGCCTGTGTGATAAAGCGTAATGCATAGCTACAAAATCTGCAAACCCATAAAAAATAGTTTTGCAGGCATTTGTGTACACATCTTTATCCCATTGAGATACTGATCCTCGATCCAATGTTCTAACTAAATGATGTAAAAATTCATGAACTGAAAACAAACCATTACTTTCTAACGGTTCAATAAAACCTGCCGATAGACCAATAGCACAAACATTTTTAACCCATAGTCTATTATGAATTCCAACTCTCATTTTAATTTTTCTAAAATCTAATTCTTTTGTTTTTAAATGTTTTTGAAATTGTTTTAGTGCTGTATCATCATCTACAAATTTACTAGAATAAACGTAGCCACTTCCAATTCTGCTCCACAAAGGTATTCTCCACACCCAACCATTTTCAATAGCTGTGCAATTAGTATAACCTACTAATTCTTCTTCTTTGTTTTTATAAGGGATACGTGTTGCCCAAGCAGAATCATTTGGTAAAAGATTAGTCATGTCATTAAATTTTTCTTTTAAAGTTTTATCTAAAAGTAATGATTTAAATCCAGTGCAATCAATAAATAAATCAGCCTTGTGTTTTTTATTTAAACTTTTAATACCATCATCATCTTGTTCAATAGTATTAATATCTTCTTTAATATGTTTGACTCCTTTAGGTATGCATGCATTATCTCTTAACCAAATACCAAATTTAGTTGCATCAAAATGAAATGCGGTGTGTTTATGAAACTCAAATGGTATGTTATTTTTTTCATTTAAAAAACATTTGTTTTTATTAACTAAAGACATTTGAGGATAAGTACAATCAGCAAAATCAGAAGATGGAGTTTTAGGATATAACATTTTTTTAAACCACCAATCATTTAATAAAGATTGATTTTGATCAACTACAGGATCTCCAAACGGATAATGAAATGCCTCCCCCTTTTTTATAAAAATCTGTAAACTTAATACTTAATTTATAAGATGCATCACACGCTTTCATAAACTCTGAATCTTTAATACCAACCATAGCTTGCCATCCTCTTATAGCACCTAGTGTGCTTTCACCAACACCTACTGTAGAAATAGTTGGACTTTCTATAAGAGATATATCTTTTTTAGGAAAAAATTTTATAAGGGTGGTTGCGGTCATCCAACCAGNAGATCCTCCACCAACAATTATAATTTTTTTAATAGCCATTATGAATCCTGTCTAAATATCCTTTTATAGTTATAGCATCTTTGGTTTCTGTCTTAATTTGATTTAAATATTTTACACGCATTTGTTTATGAAGTGAAGCAGAATATAAAGAAATTTCTTTAGCTATATCTTTACGATTAAAATGATTAATGCCCTCTAAAACATATATGTGATTAATTTCATGAAAATTTAAATAACGACTTTGAAAATCTTGAGTAATAGGTAATCTTCTTTTCCAAGTATTTAATTTTTCTTGGAAATCATCAGAAAAAGTTATTCTTTCATTTTTCCAAAACGAAGTATTTTTACCTTTTGCTAAATAATGAAGAGCTACAAAGTTACGAATGTTCCAACTCGTAATCTGCCAATGTTTATTAAAAGTATCAATTTCTTTTTCTGTATAATTACTTATATAATTACAAAAACAAAACGTTTGTTGAACAGATGCCCCTATCGCACTAGCCCCAAGTGGTTCTGCAAACAAAGCACTCAAACCTATAGCCATGCAATTTTTTATCCATGGTTTTTCTAAATAGCCATCATTAAACTTAATAAATTTTTCTATCTTAATAGGATGACCCAATAGTTTTTCTACCTCTTGTTGTGCTTTTTCTCTNGTAATNTAATTTGAATTNTATATGTANCCGTTACCAGATCTATTATAAGTAGGTATTCTCCAAAGCCAACCAGCATTCATAGCTTGTGCCAAGGTCCATGGATTATAATTATTTTCATCGTTGGTATTAAAAGCCATTCCTTCATTCATAAGAAGGTTAAAAGGTTTCCATTTACTACCTAATTTAGATATTA